GACATGTAATATTTCCTCCTACTCTAAAATACCCACCAGCAGTAGCAGAACTTGCTGTAAATGGGTTTGCACTTACTGTAGTAATTGGTCTTTGTAAATTGGTTAAATTTGAACCATCACCATCAAAATAAACAGCACTTGCAGTATTTGTAGAAGTTAATGAACCTGTTATTATTTGATTTCCTATAAAAACATTTGAACCTGTTGTTGGATAACTTCCTGTTAAAGAAGTTAAATTACCAATGTTTGTTGTGTTTGTAACTGCTTGAGCAACATACGACGCTGTTTGAGCAAAACTCGCAGTGATAACTCCTGTTATTAAAGCTCCGTTTCCAATAAATGAACTACTAACATATGCAGCACTTGCAGTGCTTGTTATAGATAATGTACCTGTTATAGCTTGATTCCCTACAAAAGTATTTGAACTTGTTATAGCGTAACTTCCAGTAACAGAAGTTAAATTACCAATGTTTGTTGAATTTGTTTCAATATTAGACGCATTCGTAATAGCTTGAGCAACAAATGATGCTGTTTGTGCAAATGATGCTGTAGCTACATTTAAAGAACCTGTTTGGTTGGTTGTTAATACTGTTCCTGAACCTGATATATTAATAGGTCCGTTTACTGTTATAGAACCTGATTGGTTAAATGAACCTGTAAAATTAGCAGTACCATTAAATTTCATACTGCCTGTTGGGTTACTTACTTGGAAAACACTACCATCACCTAATCTTATAAATGTAGGTGTTGATGAACTTACAACAAGTGAACCTGTAATTTCAACTAAATTTCCAGCTGCTCTTAATAAATTACCTCTAGCAGCTGAACTTGTTCCATTTCCTACTATAAAAGCTCCTTCTATTGAAGATGTTACATTATATTTACCTACAACATGCTGATATCTTGCACCATCATAGGTTCCAATTCCTTCAACGTGTGAAAAATCAAATGATGCTGTAGTAAATATACCTTCAGCATGAGACCAATTTCCAGAAGCACTAGTAACATACCCTTCAGCATGAGACCAAGCTCCACTTGCATGGGTTTGGAATCCTTCAGCATGAGCATATACTCCTGATGCTGTAGTTAGTTGTCCTTCGGTGTGTGATCCATCCCCTCTTGCTAATGTTTCAGCTCCTTCAGCATGAGCATAAGATGCAGAAGTTATTGAACGAAGACCTTCTGTATGGGAACCAATACCAAAAGCTTTAGTTAAATAACCTTCAGCATGATTAGCTACAGCTGCTCCTCCACCAGCAGGCCAGTTTGCACTAGATGCTGTGGTTTGATATCCTTCAGCATGATCTGCAGCCCCTTGGGCTAATGTTTCAACTCCTTCAGAATGAGCATATGCTCCATCTGCTGAAGTTATTCCTCCTTCAGCATGTGACCCTGCTCCTGAAGCAATAGATCCTGTTCCTTCTGCATGAGAAAAATTTCCAGAAGCTGTTGTTTTATTTCCTTCAGAATGAGATTCTTCTCCACTAGCTAATGTATTTTTTCCTTCAGAATGAGCTTGAAGACCAGATGCGTGGGTAGATTGACCTTCAGCATGTGCACTTTGAGCAGAAGCAGATGTATAAGCTCCCTCAGCATGTGTACTTCTTGCTGAGGATAAAGTGAACTGGCCTTCTGCATGAGAATACCCTCCTGTTGCTTTTGTTGTAAATCCTTCAGCATGAGCCGCATCTCCACTAACAACTGTATCTCTTCCTTCAGCATGAGAACCAGATGCTTGAACGGTTGTATTCATACCTTGTTTAAAACTTTGTTTAGGGTATAAAAATTGGAATGAACCAGTTGCTCCAAGTACACCAGCTTGATTAAATTGAATATCAGTATCATTTCCAGCAATTGGATTTGCAACTGATGATGATAAAAAAGCTGAAGAAGCCGTTTGAAATAATTCTCCTGTAGTTGGATTTATTGTTACAAGTGATGCTTGAGAACCTGTTGAAAGTTCTCTAATAAATGTTGAGCCTGAAAGGAAAGTTGAGCCTGTTACTCTAAAAGATCCAGATAAAGAAATATCATAATCATCTATTCCTGTAAAAGCATCAACAGATTGAGACACATGCCAGGGTCTAACAATATTTAAGGTAACTATAGTATCTTTAGAAAGTTTCTTAGCCATTATTTAATGTTTTATTTATAAATATTATGGAGATCATGTTATTTTCCTTGTCCTTTTTTTGTTTTAACATAATTTTTACTTTGTTTGCTTTTACTTTGTTTAGTTTTTGCATGAACTCCTTTTCTTTTTATTTTTGTTTTTCCTTGTAAAGCCGCCATATTAATGTCTATTTAATTTTTTATTTAAGTCTTCTATTGAATTAGACATTTCATAAGTTATAATAACTTGTGATTTACTATTATATTTTCTAATAGAATTAATTTCTTTTTGAATATTATCTGGGATAATATGTCCTAACAGATTTATTGAAAATGTTGCTTTGGCTACTCTATCTTGTCCTACTACTAGTTCTAAAGGAGTGTCATAAGAATTAATTGAAGCTCTAAATTTAAATCTTTCAGGATCTCCCCAATAAGAATCAGAAGCATAATTAACTGCTTCTATTATTTTATTAAGTTGATCTACATAATAAGTTTGTATAGCACAATTATATGTTAATTTAACATAATCAGGAATTATATTTACATAAAATTGTTCTACAGGTTTTCTATTAGTTAATACTGAAAAATTATCATATGAATTTTTGGGGTTATAATGTTTTTTCCAACTTGTATATAAATGAGGAGAATTAGCATCTAATTTATTTCCTGCATTACGAAGTTTTTCCAAATTATCACGTTTAAACATAATAATAGGAGACATTATTTTCCCTTTTTTATCTTTTAAATATCCTTCTTTTTGAGTTGATTTCCATCTTTCAGGTGAACCGTATATGACAGGAACTTCTATTTTAGTACCATTTTGATATACCGAAGGTTGAATAACATTTTTAAAATAATATAAAATAGCTTCATCTATATCTTGTAAACCAATAGTAAATGGTTTAACTTTATCTCCTTTAAAAGATAATTTTTCTGAACGGTTAAAGTCATTTCCACTTTGGTCTTCTGAAGTAAATTGATTAAAGTTAGAAGGGATATTAGGATTACCATATGATTCCCCAGTTTCGGGAAATATATAAGGGTTTATCTGTTCATTAGATATTTGCCTTTGAGATTTAGGAACGGGTTTTTTATTTTTTGCCATACTATCATAAATATGAAACTATTAATGAATATTTTTAAACTTTATTAAGTTTTTCTTTTAAAATTAAGAATTAAAGAATTATTTTCATTCCAAACAAGAGAAGTTGAATTTGTATATTCATATGGATCTCCATAATCTGTTTGGGTTTGAACCATATCTAATAGTTGATTTTCATTAATATCTCTTGATTTATTAAATTTTTTATAAACAACTACATTAAATATATCAAGTTTTTGGGTAGGAGATAATTCAGGCATTATATTCTTTCTTTAGTAATTTGTACTCTATCAGCAGAAGTATAATGAGTTTTACATATTATAGAAACATCCATACCAAACCCTTCTAATCCTGGGTTTAATGGATTAACATCATATGGGAATCTAGGATCTTTTCCTGAAAATAATTGGTTTTCTATTACCGTATCTACTTCAAAATAATCTTGATAATATAATATTATATCTCCTACTTCAGGTACAGTACTAGAATCAACTAAATCATCTCTGAAAAATTTAAAATTTACTTCACGAGAATAATCAACTCCAAAATCATTAGTAGGTTGTTCCATTTCCCCTCTATCTATTAAACAATTTAGTAATACTGGTTCATGATAATATCTTGCACCTGATGCTTCACCATAGATATTTATTTTAGTTTCAGCTATTTTTAATTTATAGACAGCACATTGTTGAGTAATAACATCATGTAACAACTCTCTATTGAGGTGTCTAATTAATGATGCATCTCTTATGGAACCAAATATTGCCATATTATCCTATAAAAATATTCATTGGGGCTTGACCCAGGGTTTTGTTTTGATGTTCAGCTTCATTTGCTTTTTTTTCTAGTAATTTTTCTCTAGAAGTTGTTTCTAAATGAGCTCTTAATTTTTCAATTAGTTTTTCTTTTTCTGTTGTTGCTGCTGAAATTAAGGCATCTTGATTTAATGTCATGTCAGCATCAGGAATAGGAATAGTTGAATATTTTCCTCTAACATACCCTAATATTTCTTTTGTTATAGCTAATGCATATTCAAATATCCATTGACGTCCTATTGAATTTATTTTATTATAATTTGGATTTTCAAATGGGACATTAGAAACATTAGTTATAATTTCTTTACCATTTCTATCAATATATGGTTGATTTCTATCATCTAATAAAATATATTGAAAACATAAATTAGTCATTCCACTAGTTCTTGGGATAGGGAATATTTTTAATTGATTATTTACTAATTCAAAAGAATACTGAGCTTTTCTTATTTGGTCATTAAATTCTATTTGTTGAATAACTTGCATATCATAATTGATAGGCATTAACATAAAATTAATAGCAGGTGAATATCCTCCCCAACCAAAATTATCTAACATTTGCATCATTCCTGTCCCTGAACCAACATAAGGATCAAAGTATCTATTTATGGCTGGTGGGGCTTCGTAATATACTCTTTTTATTTCAATACCACCTTCAATATTATTATCTATAGCCCATTGAGCTAAATCATAAGTTTGTTTACTAGAAGTTAAAGGTAAAATACCTTTATGATAAGTAATATTCCCTCCAACCCCTGATTCTTCTCCATATTGATTTGAAAGACGAACTATATTAGCAAAATTTTCTTCAACTAATTCTTCATTACCCGGAGCTACAGTAGTTGGGGCTCCTTCATATGATAACAAATTATCAGCTACTTTATAAGCATAAACTTCATTACCATAAGTAGTTATAGCTTCTTCAAAAGCAGCATAAAAATTTAAATCTTGTAATTCTATTTCTACTAAAGGATATCCTAAACGTCTTGAAGCGAAAACTGAAAATTTATCAATATCAGTTTGAAAATCTAATTCACTATCATAAAACCCAAAAGGTGTATTACCAGGGGAAAAAGAACTAGATCCGGGCCAAACAGGTATATTCATAATATTATGCGTTTACTAAAGTATATTCTACATCCACACTTCCACTTATAGCATATACTTGAACATATGCTACATCATCATTAAAACTACCACTAAAATTTTCAAAAGCAATTTCAGAACTTACTAAAAACATTGAAGATGTTGGAGTTAAATTTTGGACAAATTTTCCTTGAGAACCACTAACGGTTACACCAACATTATAAGTATTATCTAAATTTGTTATACGAGCATATTTTAAACTACTTGAAGGGAATGTTCCTGCTCCTGGAGTTGATCCATTAACATTAAAAATATCAATAGATGTGCTAACAGGACATGTTAGTACTCTATGATCAACATTAGTAATATTTCCTATAGTTTGTGTTACTTCATGTTTAACTATATTATTTCTAACTATTTGCTCTTCAGTAATTGTTATATTAAAGGATGTAGGAGTCAGAGTAGAAGCCATCTTTATATTTTATTATAAATATAAAGAAATGTTGGAAAAATTACATTCCACTTAACATTTCAAAGACTTCATCGATTGCTGGGTGTCTATGGTTGTCAAGTAATATTCTTTTATACACATATTCTGATTCTACAATTTTTGCCATATCATGAATTGCAGAATAATTTTTATCTTTTAAATCTATTTGTTGATTATCACCACAAAATATCATTGTGGAACCTTTACCTAATCTACCTAATGCCATTCCTAATTGAGATCTTGTTAAATTTTGAAATTCATCAACTATAACTACAGAATTTTCAAATGTTCTACCCCTAAAATGAGCTAAAGAAACTAATTCAATAGATTCTTCATTTTCCATTTTTTCTAATATAACAGGTTTATTATATACTTTTCGCATATTAGAACGAATAGGTACTAACCATGGTTCCATTTTTTCTTTTTCAGAACCTGGTAAGAATCCATTATCTTCAGTTGAAACAGTAGGGCGTGTTATAATAATTTTATTTATCATTCTTTTAAAAAACATATCAAGTGCAACTTGACATGCCAACATAGTTTTGCCACTACCTGCTTTTCCAACTACAAAATTATATGGGTGATGGAGTATAGCTTGTTTAGCTGCTTTTTGTTCTTCTGAGAGGGTTATTGAAAATTTAACTGGACCTTTAGGTGGTTTTTTATCTGTGTTTTGTATAGACATATTATAACATTTGATTATAAATATTATAAAAATAAAAAAGAGCCGAACTTTCGTTCGGCTCCTTTAAAATTTATGATTATTTATCTCCTATAGAGTGTTTAAATCATTTACAAAGATACGACCATAAAATTCTGGACGGATCATTTTCTTAGCGTAACGAGTTAATAGACCTTTTCTTGGTGTGAAAGTGTCTGGATCGTACACTAGAGGAGTCATGATCAATGGAACATATGGTGAGAATACTGCACCTGTTTCAAGGAATTGATTTCCTCTGTAACCCATTAGAATTACATTTTCAGTCATATATGGATTTTTAAACACATTATATCTATTGTTTAATTGTCCTGCTTTCATGATACCAAATGCATATTTCATTTGATCAGCGCTACCATCTGAAGTTGAAGCAAATCCTGGGATTGATTCAAGGACAGTTGCAACTGTTGGGGAAACTACCATAAAATTAGCACCACCTCTAAGAGTCTTTTGGTGAATTTTATTAGAAACTTTCTGCATTTTAGTACCTAAAGTTTGGAACCATTGACCTTGTGTGTTATAAAATCCAAGATCTGTTTTCCAAGATAATTTATCTGCTGCTAGGTAATTATTACCTTTAGCTGACCAATACTCATCTGCTGCAGAAGCGTCTTGGATTAACATATCTAACATTTCTAAGTCAATTTCTAATGAAATGTACTCACTCATGATAGAAGTTAATTCTGCTTCAGCATCTAATGATTGATAAGCATTTAAGTCTTGAGCAAACTCTGGAGTCCATTGTGCTTTCAATTTTCTTGTTTTGGCAACAATAGCTTCACTTTTTAGTTTAACATCAACTTGTGGGATAGCTAATTGGTCACCTGCACAACAAGTTGTATCAGATTCAGCATTTGGACGACCTGCACCATCAGCATCTTCAAAGTCACCTCTGTTGTTATCAACCGGTTGTTGGTTATACAATATAAATTGATCCGCAGCCGAAGCACTTGGAACATTAGCAGTATTAACAGATCCTGTAAAGATAAAGTTAATAGTTGTACCATCTGAATTTGTATACTGAGGTAATAATAAAGCAGTTGAAGCTTTACTTAAACTTGAACCAGAAGAAATAACAAATGCTCTTACACCTTTATGATCTGGTCTAGTTAATCCAGAAGCAGCTACAGCTACTTTAGTGAATTTTCCAGCAGCAACAGAAGCAGATAAATCAGAAGCATAGTCTAAATCAGACCAAGAAGCTGTAGTACATGTTGGAGTTACTGATGCTGAGAATTGGTTAATAGAGTAAGCAAATCTACCTGCTCCATAAAGACCACCATTTGGGTCTGCTCCAGCACCTGGGTTTGTGTCACCGTACATAGAAGCGGTTGCACTATAAACATCTCCAGCAGGTCCAAAGTTAAGCTCTTTGTTTTGACCATATTGGAAATCTAAGAAAAATACAAGACCTGATGGTAGATTCATTGGTTGTACTGATAAGAATTCCTTTGAAGAAATACTACCAAATACTTTTCTTACCAATGGAAGAGCTACACCAGCCCATTGAGCACCTTGACCTGCAGTGAAAGTACCTCCGCCTTGATTAGTTGCTGATTGCTCAGTAACTAATTGTTTTGCTTGGTTTTCTAAGATCAAAGCCATACTATTTTTCTCGATTTCAGAGCCAAGACCTTCTAAAAGTCCTGTTTTGCCCCATTTTGCAGCCATTCTTGCTGCGTCACTCTGCATGTTTTTCCAACCGTTTGCAGAGGATTCGAGTAATGAATTAATGTTTGACATTGTTTTTTTGTTTTAGTTTTAAAATTTATTTAATTAAACCAGCCAATTTTTGCATTCTTAAATATGCATCGTTTGACTCAACGATAGGTTTTTTAACAGTTTTAGGTACATTAGTTGATTTAGATGCTCTACCTAAAGTTTTTTCAATTGATGGTTTTTTAACTTTAATACCTTCGTTTAAAGTGTTATACACCAATTTAGTTTCCTTTACATTAGTTGCATTATCAAATGAACCTAATACTTTAACCTTTTGTGATTCATTTAAGTTTTTAGACTTAAATATTTTGTTAGTATAAAGAAGTTTAGCATTTAATAAATTGATTTCCTTTAATTCTTTTTGAAGGGTTTCAATTGTTTCATATGCTTCTTTAAGATCAGCTGTTGCTTTATCACCTTTAGCTTTTGCTATTACTTTCTTTGCAAACTTAATTAGTTTTCTAGCTGCAAATCCAATAGCTCCACCCATTGCGGCTACTTTAGCTACCCATCCTGCTAAGAATGTTATCTGAGCTGCTGGGATTACACTTTTCATTGCTAAAATATCCATTACCTGTTGTAAAGTAGCAGGATCAAATAAACCTTCAGTTAATAAACCTTCGTTTAATTTTCCTTCTTCTTTAGCTGCATCTTTAATTTTAGCAAGCTCATCTTTAATTTCAGCTTTGTCTAAATCTTCAGCTTCATCTAAATCTTCCTTAGCTTCGTCGACTGGTTCTTCATATTTCATATCTTCTTCCATATCTTCGATTTCTTTAAGAAGTTCAGATAAATCTACTTCTTCTTCATCTTCAACATCTACATCAACATCTACGTCTTCTCCTTCTTCCTCTTCAGCGCCTTCACCTGCTTCAAGTTCTCCAGTTTCAACCATATCTGTGATTACGTCTTCGATGAATTTTTTCAGATCTTCATCTGTCATATCCTCAAGGTCAAGTGGTTCTCCTTCCATTTCATTTTCTTCACCTGCTTCTTTACCTTTTTCGTATTCGTATTTGTCTACGTCGGCACGTTCAGCACGTGATTCATCTTCCATTTCTTCTTCATTGAGTTCCATCTTTTCCTCTTCTTCTAATTCAGCTAAAAGTTCTTCTAAATCAACTTCCATCATATCATCTTCTTTTTCTTCTTCTAGAAAACCCATAGGTTCGCCTTCAGGAGTTTTTTCTCCAATATTTCCATGAGGTTTAGAAGTTTCTTCTTCAAGATCTTCTTCTTCAAGTTCCATTTCTTGGAGTTTTGCTGATAACATATTTTTCAATTGAGGTGTAAAAGCTTCTTCTAGAGCTGCCTTAGCATTTGCTATTGCCATTTCTTTAACGGCTTTAGCATCAGCGATTGCTTCTTTAAGCAAATTTCTGTTTGTTGCCATTTTCCTAAATTTATTTTTTGTTGGGAAAGTACGTTTATTAGTAAACGTAATAGATTAATTTAATTGTCGATACCACATAGTGATTAAATGGTGGTATATTCAATTATACGTATGTAAGGAGGATTAAAAGTCGCGAGAAAAATTAAAATATAGGACAAGTACCGTTAGCACAAAGTATTTCTGTTACTATCGAATTAACTTTAGAATATGAATCTGGTGTTTGTGATATATTTTCATTTAATGAGGAATTTAACATCCAAGAATCAGGATTAGAAGGGTTAGATACTAAATCCCAAGTTAATAATTCAAAATCATCTTGAACTTCCATTATTTCACCTACTTGTTTTAATGAACCCATACCGCGTGATGATATTCCAATCATTAAACCATTTCTAACTATAGCTCCAGCTATACGACCTGAATTAGTTCCTTTATCTCCTGGGTCGCAAAATATTTCAACTGTACCTATTATTTCATCTCCATCCCATCTTAAACTACGAATAGCATGAGATGCATTTTTTAAATTAATTATTTGTGAATCTGGGTGGTCTAGTTCACCACAAGTTTCTGTTGATTTTTGATTAATTTTCTTTTGGAAATTATTAATTTCACGTTCCCACAAATCTTTTTTATAATATCTACCATTACCATTTTTAACCTCAACGGTAGCTAAAATACCTTCTACCATTATATTTCCACCTAAGTCACCACTAACTTCAGTTATAGTAACTGGGTTAGGTTTAAATTGTCTAGTTTCTATTAAGATTTGTTTACTCATGGGGATTTTATTAAAATCTAGGTTCTAAATGTCTTTTAACATCTTCTTTATATTCTTCAGGGATTGTTTTTAAAGCTTCATCCATATCTCCAGTTTCAGCCATTATTTCTTCAGCTTCCATTGTATATTGAGATAATTCAGATTCTTCATCTTCTTCAAGTTTATCTAGTTTAGATATTACTTCATCTTCAATTGATTGTCCTGCTTCTTTAGATTGATCAACTATATTAGAAAGAGCATCTCCTGTTTCACCTTCATCAACTATTTCTTCCTTTTTGTCTTCTTTAGGTTCATCAGATTTAGCATTTTTCTTATTTACTTTATCTAATACCTTAGCTACTTTATTAGCTGCTTTTTGTAAGATTTTAATTTCTTTTTTTAAATTTTTTATTTTTTTACTATCTAAAAGATCTTTCATATCTTCATCTTCATCTAATCTAGTAAGCCTAGCTTCACGCATTTCAATTTCTTGTTGGATTTTATCAGCTTTAGTACTTAAAACTTCATATTGAGATTCTTTTTCAATTTCTTGAAGACGTTTTTGAACATTTTCATTTAATTCTTGACGAATAATTTCTTTAACAACTGTTCTAACTTGAGTTTCTTCTAAACTAGCTTTATGACCTTCACTATTCGCTCGTTTATATATTGTTTCTAACCATTCATCAGTGTCGGCATCTATATCTTGTTCACCTCGACTGTATGTATCATACCATGCGTTTTTGAATGATTCTATATCATTTGATTCTTTAGCTAGATCATACATATCAGTCATTGTATTTTCATTAACTGATTCACTTAAAGTACCATATCCACTTGATTTATGTGGTCCTTTAGGTTCTTTTGGTTCACCTAAACCAGGAGCATCTACTGTATATCCTAAATCTAAATCACCAAATTGGCCTTTTTCAGTATAATAAATTGGATTTTTAGCTAAATTTTTAAGTACAATAGATTTTAATTGATCTACTGTTTTATCTTTATTTTTAGGATCTTTCATTTCTGCATAATAACCAGTCATTACTTGGTCAAAGATAACATTGTTAATATTTTTATTATCTTTATAATCATACATGTGGCTTAAATCTTCTTCTACTTGTTTAGAAACTTTTTTAAGTTCAGCTTTTTCATCCTCAAAATAATCTTTTTTTCTTTCTTCTATTAAGAATTTTTCAAAAGCTAATTCATATGATTCCTTTTTTGATTTAGGAATTTGATTAATAGACCCTATCTCTACAATATTTTCTTTTATAATTTGTTTTCTTTTCAATACATCAGATGTTTCTTTAAAATTAGCACCACTTCTGATAGAATTAGGGAAAAGATTTTTTGCTTCTTTTATAAATACATCTTTATGTCCTTTTCCTTCTTTTATTAAAAGGTATTGTTCCTGTAATGTTTTTTTCATTTTATTTCTCTTAATAGTTTTTCTATATCTTTAAGATAACTTAATATCATCTCAGTTGATTTTAAAATATCATATGAACCAGGGTTTTCAGAATAAAATTCTGCTGTTTCATTTTTAGCATTTGAAACTAAAGGATATAAATCATTTAAACGTTTTTCAATATCATCAAACGCAGCAATACGTTCTTTTTGAAAATTATTTAATTCATTTAATTTTTTCTTTTCAAATAATTTTTTAATATCATAGGATTTTGGCTTAATTTTAGGCACAGGTTTAAATCCTAATTTATAATAATAAATATTAGCAGGGCTTTTAGATTTTTTATTTTTTCGAAAAGCAAATGGAGTAGCATATTGAGCCCCCTCACCAGGTGAAAAAGAAGCACCACCTTGTGAGGTGGTAGACATTTCTTTTAATTTTGATTTTATTAATTCCTTAAGTTTATCCATTTGTTTTTTCTAATTCTTCAATTAAATCATAATATTGCATTAGATCAATTAAATTATTATCTTTTATTTTCTTTTGTTTTGGAATTGATTTAATTAAAGAAATTACTTCATTAATTTTAATTTTAGTAACTTTATTTTTTGTTTTTTTATTTAAAATAGTTAAATTTTCTTTTATTTCTTTAACTTTATTTTCATATAATTCTTTTAATTTAGTCGTATTATCTACAGAATTAATATATTCTTTTAAAATCAATTTTTGACTATTATTTAAATCATCATATTTGGAATTAAATCTTTCCATTAATATTTTATATGTAAGAAAACGAACATCATTACCTGAGTTGTCTATCTCTTTCATTACATCATCTTTTACTTGATCTTTTTTAATAGGAGCTACAGTTAAATGTTCTAATATAGTTACTTTATTAGAAATAATTTGTTCAGGATCTAAAGATTTTTTAGAATTGCTTATTTCTAAAAGAGTATAGAATGCGGCATGTGTTTTATAATTAGGTAATTTATGATTAAAAAATTTATTTAAATCATAATATTTTTTAATTTCACTAATTAAATTATATTTTTGTTTTTTGATTAGTCTTCTATTTAATAATTTTGAAGAATTAATTAAAGTATCTATAATTACATTAGCTTTTGTTTCTGTTAAAGAAGTTTTTTTAAGTAAAGTTTCATATAATTTATATTCTTTTCCTAATTCTGTTTTAACAAAATATTTTTTAAGCAATGTTTTGATAGGAGAATCTTTCCCATCTAGCGTATCTGCTGTTATTTGTCTAATCAAAAGTTCAAAAAGCACACCAGTGTTTTTATACTTTGAATGTTTTATCGTCATTGTATAAAATTTTGTTTATTTATAAATATATAAAAAAATATTACTCTCGTATTTGAGATTCATCTAATAGTGAATTTCCTTTAATATCTTTTTCAAATATTAATTGTTTACTATTAATTTTCATGTTTTTAAACATATTTTTATTTTTTTTATACATTGACTTTGCTTCTAAAGCTAATGGAGATCCACCTTTATATGATGGTCTTATTGAATCAGACTCATCATTATCATTTTTCATCCCTTTATTACCTAATCTATCTTTTCCAAAAGCATTATCTTGAGTATTTTTATCTGTAGGGTTTTCTGTTGGTCTACCTCTATCATCATCTTTTAAATCATCATCATAACCATCTGGTATTGAATTATCTTTGTATCTATTAAGACCATACATTGAAGCTAAATCATGAGGGGTACCATATGATTTACCTGTTTCTAAAGGATCATTACCTTCGTTTTCTATTTGTCCAAGTCTAAATCTACGTTTAGCATCTTGAGAAATTAAATCTCTATATTCACCATACTGATCTTCACTGAAATGAAAAATATTTTCATATATCCAATCTGTTGGGACTATTTTACTATCAATCATAGATTGAGCCAATGCCATTTTTTCTGTCATTAAAGCTACTCTTTCTTGATCATATATAATAGAAGGGGTAGTCAAAGAAATATCAAAATTTGTTAAATTTTCATCAGTATAACCTTGAGTATATAAATGAACTAATGCAATTTTTGTTAATTCTGAAATTAATATTCTTTGGATTCGTTCTATTGTACGAGCAAATCTGATATCTTCAGCGGCTAATGTAGCTTTACCAGTTAAATCTTTTTCGTAACCCATAAAAGCTTTAGGTACTTTAAGGGCAGCAAACATTTTATCTCTTAAATATTCAACATCTTGAATCCCATCATATTGTAAACCTCCTAAATTATCTATTTTAGTAGCTTGATCATTACCTCTTACAGGGATATAAAAATCCTCTAATAGGTTTTGCATATTATATTTTAAATTATAATCTCCTGTTTCTTGATCAATATATGGAGTACGTTTCATTTTAGAAATAGTTTTTTGCATAAAGTTTTCTACTTCATTTGGAGCAATATTTCCAACATTAATATAAAAAATACGTTTTTCAGGAGCTCTAACAATTCTATGTATTAACATAGCATCTTCCATCATTGTATATTGTTTAAACAATTTACGAGCAGGTTCTAAATATGATCTACCATATGGTAAAAAATTTAAATCTGTTAATAATCTAAAATGTGCCATTTCATAATTGTCTATAAAAATAGCATTAGCTTGATTACCAGAATTTGGAACTTGATAATAACCATAAGTTCCACTCATTTCTACTCCATTTGGATCAAACCTATAACGTATAGAAGCTGGATTTTCTGAGTCATATCCATCTTGTCTTTCAATATGAAATGCAGTATATGGTATTACATTATATACTCCTACCTTTTCAGCAATTTCTAATTTTAAAAAGAAATCACCATATTTTAACATATTTCTAACCCATGGCCACATGTTAAATTCTATATTTAAAACGTCATAAAATAAATTATATAATATTTGTTGAACATCTTCATCAGAACTTCTGATTTGGAGTACTTCTCCATTTTCATTTTTTAAAGTACATTCATCTGCAACTATATCTAAAGCAGAAGCTACAATTGCATCAGAATCCATTGCGTCATAATCACTATATAATTGTGGACGTAATGTTTGATAATTCATAGTACTTTGGTACCCATAAAGAGAAGTTCCAGAATTAGTCCAAACTCTATTAAATCTGTCTATTAATGAATTGTTTTCAAGTTCCCCAGTTTGTTGAATTTTATTAACATCCATTACTCGAAGGTTTCCTCCTTCATTACGAATGATAACATCTGTTGAAAATAATCTTTTTAATCTTGTAAATAAGCTTTTATCTGCCATGTTTTATATTTTATAATAGCCAAGAAATATCTTCTTCACCATTAGAGTAAGGGTTGTCTATTTTATACGGGTTATTATCATCTTTATTTGAATAACCACCTGCGTAAGGTGATTGTTTAGATGAAATATTATTTAATAAATTTTTAGTCATGTCCATATTTTGTTGTCTAAACTTAAAAGCTGTGTCCCTTAAATAACAACCTATAGAAAATGATAATATTAAATCATCATTATATCCTGATTGGGCTTCAGCTCTACCATTTCTCCATATAAATACCTTCATTTCCTCTAGAAGTCTAACAGATCTAAAGGTTACTCCACGATCTACAATAGCTTCTTGAAATTTTCCAATAGATATTGGTCTTGTATTAGAAGACATTGTAAATCCAGGGGTCATTTTATTAGTATCCATATAAGGATCAAAATACGAATCTACACTCATATTTCCACTCTTAGGTGAAAAATAAAGTTTTTGATAACCTCTATCTAAAATTGTTTGGATAGTAGACCATCCTATACTTGAGTTTTCAGGTGCTAAAAGTGCATTATTATATTCAGTTGCTATACCAACTAATAAATTACCAAAATCTTTTGTACTAATTTGTCCTTTATATTCACCTACTTGGGTAAAACTTTCAACATCAAATATATGAAATGCCGAATAATCTTTACCATCCCCTCTTGCTATATCAGCTGTTATTAAATAATCTCTTGAATAATCTACTGGTTCCCAAATCCATAAATTTTGATCTACTCCACGTTTTTCGAGTGGTTCTTGAATATGGGTTGTTTCAAAAAAATCTATATGTTCAGGTAAAAATACAGTATCACCAGAAGTAGAAAAATCACAATCACATTCTTGTGCTGCCATTTTATGCCCTAAATCTGCATCTTGTTGTCTTCTCCAATCTTCATCTCTTTCTGGATGTACATGCCAAGGTAACTTTATTGGTAAAAAACTATTTTCTGACATTTCTGCATCAACCCAAGTTTGATGAAACCAATTACCAGTACCATAAGGTGTAGATAATGCTATACAACCTCCTCCAGTTGCTAATGTTTGTTGAGCAGAAGCCCAAATCTCACCTATATTATTAATAAAGGCAGCCTCATCAATTATTAAAAGAGAAACTGCTTCTGATCTACCTGCATCACTTGATGCTGAGGTAGCTTTGATTTGGGATCCATT